AAATTCCAGGAACTCCGGTCCCGCCAATGCCGTCACACCACGCAACGCCTCAACGCTGCCGAGCGTCTTCGCCAGCCCTTCTTCAGCCGCCACCTGCGTATTAGCAACCGCATTCACCGCGCCCGCTAACCCTAGCTGCTCAACCGCCGCCTCCCCGGATGCAAAACCCAGTTCTGCCAGCGCGTTTTTCATGGTTTCATTGGGGTTCATCATGGCGACCATTGTCGCGGTCAATTGCGTGGCGGATTGCGACGCACTGTTACCCTGCGTCGTCAGGTACGCCATCATCGCGCCCAGGTCACCAAATTCAATGCTGAGGGAGTTCGCCAGCCCCGTCACCTGCGGGAATGCACCAGCAAATTCATTCATCGTGCCCACGCCCATACCCACCGTCTGCGTCAAAACATCGCTGGCATACGCCGCCTGCTCTGCCTCAAATCGGTAGCTGTTCATAATGCTGATTAACGCCGCTGTCGTCCCGCCTAATTCCGCTGCTCCCGCCTCACTCGTGCGGATTGCAGCATCCAGGATAGACATGTGCGTTGAGGTATCCGCCACACCAGAGACAATATCGTAAAATGCCTCCGCAGTCTGTTGAGGACCCGCCCGGCTTGCCGCGCCCATCGCCAATATCTCAGCGTTGAGGTCTGCCATATCATCACGGCTGCGCCCCAAAATCGCCCCCGCATTGACCATCGCCTCATCAAAATCCGCAGCCGATTTCACCGCCGCGCCCATCGCAATTGCAAACGGCGCAGTCACCGCCGTGATCTGCGTCCCCAATCGCGTCATGCCCGCGCCCAGGCTGTTTACGTTAGATAAGACATCTTCTATTGCGCCTGATGCCCGGTCATCAGCGCGGATAATCATCTCAATCGTGTTGCGGCTTGGCATAATTGAGCCTCCCTATCACCTCTACGTTAGGCGTTTCGTCAACCCGAACTCTGCCTCCATGTTGTAAAACTCTAAATGGAGCATCACCGTCTCATAATCTTCATTTGCCAATTGGGAGGGCAGGCATCCATACACATGCCTGCATAAATAATATTCGATGTACTCAGGGGGGATCGGTCTTGCCTGCTGCGTGTGGGGATTAATCGTATTCCCCACTGCCAGCAGCATATAAACAGTCTCTAGGATGTGCTTACGTTTTTTTTTGCCACACATCATTCTGAGGGTTCAGCACGCCCCCCAACCACATGACCTCCGGCGCGGTCAATTGGTCAAAAATCTCCGGGTTATTGTGCGGCTGCGGCAGCGGCTTATCATCATCATCCACCCAATTCCATTCCAAAATGAATTGGGCGATCAGCTCCTCGTACTCTTTCGCCATCTTTTTGATAACGTCAGCCGCCACCCCTTCCGTCGCGGCGAGTTCTTGCATCTGCGCGGGCAAACTCTGTATCTGGTTGAACTCCGCCATCGTCGGGGCTTTCACTTTGACCCAGCTATCTTCACCCTGCAACTCAGGCGATGGAATCTCACGCACTCGTATCCGTTTAGGCATATCGACCCTTTCTCATTTTTTATCGCCGGCGATAAAAACTAGCCCGTGATCCGTTCCCAATCCAAACCGCCGCTTGGCAGAATCTTCGCTTGCAGCATCATCGGCTTTGCATCATCGGCTTTACCACTGACCTCATAACTTTCCAGCAGCCCTTCACAACTGTATTTGCTGCCGCCGGATGTGTTGTTCGGCAGGTAGATTTCAACTGTCCGTTCGCCGCCCGTCTGGTGATACCACCGCTCAATAATATCGCTGCTCTCATCATCAGCCGTCGTGAACAGCACCGTCAGTTCAATTTCAGCGTCCTTGCCACATTCCAGGCGATAATGATTCTCATCACCAAAAATTTTGTAGCTTTCAATGTTCTTTTCCAGCGAGAGGCTAAATTCATTCGCGCTCCCACTGCAATCCACCAGCGTCCCGGTTTCATCATCAATTTTGATGACCACGCCGCACGCATTTACCGCATTTGCCGTTGCAGGCATATCTCGCCCTCCCTAATAAACGTAGATACTAATCTCACCCATGACCCCGGCATACGCCCCGCCCGGTGTCTGGTCACCAAATTGGAACGTCACCCGCTCCAATCGCCAATGAAACGCCTGAATACCCTGTAGCCCAAAATAGGGCTTATCAACCTCGCCGCTGAGTACATCGTCTATCGCATCCATCATGGCGACCTGCGCCCCCATGTCCTGCCCGACGTGACTCCGCTGCCGCGCATACCCATCCACCTGCACCGTCACCAACGTTTGACGCACTCCCGCCCCAAACGTCGTGCGCTCTGTCTCCGCCTGCACATCCACCTCACTATCCTGGATGTACACCTGGAGCAGCGGTGTCTCCGGTACGCCCTCCGTGATTTCCTCTAGCACCTGCACCTGCTTGATGCCAGCAGTACGCCGCAAGGCACCCCCCACCTGATGACAAATGTCACGATACGTCACGCTCATTTGTCCACAATCCTCCCCACAGCACCATCAATTTTGTTGATAATGCGCTGACGGTTGTCCTCAAAAGCACGCTGCAAATATCGGCGCGGCTTGGTTCCTCTCCGGCTGATGGCACGCGCCACCAGATACGGGTTAAGCCCCTTACGCCGTGCCCACGTCTCCAATGCCGCCACCGGGGGGAAATGTGGCTTGCTCCCCAACTCAACCGCCGCCGCATACTGCACATTGGAGCCAACCACACCCAGGATTTGCACACCAGATCGTCGCACCTCCGGCGTGATGCTCGCCCGCAGCCGCCCCGTATCCACCGGGGCATACTTTTTCGCGGATCGCGTCACCAACAGAGTTGACTCTCGCATGGCGGATAACATCGCCTCACCGCGCAGATCGCGCACAACCTGGTCGAGTTTCGCCTGCGCCTCTATCAGCCCGCGCACCTGGATGTTATCAATGGGCATAGCCTATTTCGCTCCGCCGCTTTTGCTGCTGCTGGATTTACTACCGCTGGATTTCGTCTCGCGCTTTGCAGCAGGCGGGGTCTGTTCCGTCGCGCTGTCCGTCACTTCCTCCAACGATTCAGCCACTTTCACGCTGTGCCCATTTGCCATCACAATCAGGCACCCATCCGTTGCCGTCTCGATGTACACAATATGGTCAGTGTTGATGACCATCGGCGCACCCGTTTTTGCTACGTGTACCGTTTTCAACATGTGCTATAACTCCTGTTCTATATCCATTGCCCCCCACTTGGGAGAGGGGTTAGGGCTAAACCACCGCCCGCTTAAGCCGCCCATGTGCCAGCATCATCTCAATATCTGGATCAAGTGACCTGCGATAAATCGTCACGCCCATCTCACTATTTGCCATCGTGTCAGCCCACGCACTTTGCCCCCGCTTGAACCAACGATGTGCTTGTGCCAGGATCGCCGTCTTAACAGGTGCAGGCACGCTGTCCGCATACCCCCACCGCGCCGTGATCCGCGTTGTCGGGTAATCCGCCGCCGGGAACAAATAGCCCCGCGTCAGCACACCAGCATACGGCGCACGGAACCGGGGGCGCATCGGATCACCCGCAAACGGGTTCCATTTTGCGCTGTTGACCGTCTCCCACGTCCCACCCCGGTAGATTTCGACCGTAGTCGCCTCTACAAACTCATCAATCAGCAGGTGGGCAGCATCGTTACCCGCATACAACCGCACACTTGCCACCTCGTCAGCCAAAAATTGACGGTTACAAAATCCCTCAATCGACGTTTGGGCAGCCTCAATCATCATCGTGATAACCAGGTCATCATTACTCCCCGTGATACCACTCTGCGTCTTGAAATCATCCACGCTCACATACGTCATGAGATTAGCTCCGTCCGGTAGAATGTCCCGTCTGCCCCATCCGTTGGGTAGATAATGCGCGGCGATGGCTCCAATGTCATGTGCCCACACACCAACCCTGTATCCGCACGCTGCACCAGTCCCGCTTCATTCGCGTCAATCGCAAAGTACCAGTCATTACAGGCGACCCCGCGCCGCACAAACGGCACACGCTTAATCGCCTCCCGCGTTATCGCCGTGAAGCCTAGCCCCACGCCCACAACATCAACGACCTTGCCCCACGCTTCCCGCGCTTTATCTTTGTCCTTAACGATGCTGCGCCCGTCACGCTCATCAATATGCGTGTACGCATTCCACCAGGGCAGCCCATGCCGCCAGCAGTACAGCCCATACGCCACGTCTGCCCCATCAGCCAGCACCCCCAGAATCCGCACGAAGGCATCTTCCGGCAGCACCATGTCATCCTCCAGGCTGATGAAAACATCCCAATCGCCGCACAGGAACAAATACCGCGCCCGCTGGAACTTACGCACAATCGCATCCTGCCGATCCGTGTCCCCCTCTAACCGCGTATTGCCCCCGAAGCCCTTCAGGTGGTCAAACGTCGCGTCGGGCTGCTGGTCGAGCCAGGAGCGGAACGCCGCCGCCCAGCTCACCATCGCCTGCCCGTATTGCCTGTAGAGGGGGGTGTAGATCAGCACGCGCATGATTAGCTCACAATCTCTTTCACCGCAGCGATATCATGATCGCTTGCCGGGTTCAGCCGCGACACACCACCCAACGCCACCGCGCCCAGGGTCATGTTTTGATTGGTGGGGGTCAGCTTCAGTTTGAGATAACGCAAACCCTGCGCCTCAACTTCAGCGGCATCCACTTCAATCACGCTGATGGCATCATCGCCAGCACTCCCGGTGAATGTGCCAGTTGTCAGGCTTTTGCCCGTGATGAGCGTCGCATAGCTCCCGCCGGATTCGGTGTCGCCATACACGCCACCCGCAATAGAACCATCATTACCTGCCGCGTAGTCGCCCAGGTTGACGACAAACAACACTTTGCCGAACAACTTCATGTCGATTGCATCGCTCTCCGCAGTCGCGGCAGCAGTCACCGCCTGTGGTTTGATTCGTGCCAGCACCGCCAACTGTTCGCTCAATGCTGCATTTGCATTTGCCATGAGATTTTCCCTCTCGTCTCGTCTGATTTCTCGTCCAGCCCCCCATGCCCCCGGAGGGGCATAAGGGATTCGGGCTTACTAGGTAGCGATCTTCACAAACGGAGAGACTTCAGTCGCACCGTCTGCCAGTGTGATCGGGTTGTTCAGCCAGGGCATACCGTCCACGCGATGAACCACGCGGAAGACGGTTTTGTTACTGGTGAATTTCTGCGATTGATCCGATTCCACGCTGGTACCATCTTGCAGCGTACCAATCAGGTAGTAGCTCAGGTCAGCCAGGAGGATATCGCCAGTCGTGCCCAGCGCGGGCAATTTGTCGGTGAACATGATCGGATGCCCCAACAGTGTGCTTGGGCGACCCTCAGCCGCGTTACCCCACAGGTACGCAGCATTGCCGGATGGACCGTTCATCAGCAGCAGTTCCGCTTTCGCGCTGATAGACGCGATCCACACAGGCTCCTCACCCATGAACGCCGCTTCCATGTTCGCCAGGTCATCATATTTGATTGCGCTGCTGGATGTGCGTGTCACGCTCACAGTCGCCGGGCTGTTGACGATGCCCAGAGGTTTACCCACACCGTTCCCCTGCAAAAAGGCATACTCCTCTTTCCAGGAAATCGCGCCGGGGAACCCGCGACGGCTGCCCAAAAACGCAGCGAGTGCAGGCGCATCGCGCAGCAGTGAATTAGAGACGGTAGTCGCCCCCACCAACTCACGCGCCACCAGTTCCGCCTCACCGAAGTTCGGGTCAGTTTCCGTGATCGCCGCGCCCTCTTCCATCCAGTTCACATCAATCCCGCCAAAGAAATGCGGTTCGCCAGCCGTCGTGCCGTCCTGATCCAGGCGTGGTACGCGGATGCTGCGTGTACTCATCGGTAGGCGTGTCGCACGCGGGCGCACGATCTGCATCGGTGCAGCCACACCCATGATTTCTTCCATCTGCGCTTCGGGGATCAAAAACCCGCCGCCGGAGCCAGTCGCGCCGCTCAAATCTTTGCTTTCGCCAGGAGCAGCTTCATAAACGCGCAAACGCGGGTCAACCTGTGCCCCTTTGGTACGCACAGCAGTAGACATCGCGCCCACCCAATCGCGCCAGCTTTTAAAACTGGTCGGCTGGTCGTTTTTCTCCGGTTTGGGCTGGTCGATCACCATGCCCTCTTGGATTTTCACCAATTCGCTCGCACGCGCTTTGAGTGCTTGCGCTTCTTCACGCAACCCTTTAGCCTTATCCAGGTCATCCTCGCTGAATGTCTCAGCAGATAGCACGTCCTGCGCCTGCTGGAATTTCACCTGTGCCTCTTCGTTGAGGCGTTTTATTGTTGCCATGCTCATGATTGAGCCTCCATCTCTAAGCCGATTTCAATCAATGCCTGCAACCGCTTTCGTTCCAGTGACAATTCATCGTCGGCTGGTGCCCCATCTGAGTGAGTGGATTTGTCATCCGGCTCGGCTCCCGATGTGTCTGTTTCGCCGTTGCTCTCGTTTTCGCTCTCATCATCAACCATATTGATGTTGTCAACCGATACGCCTGCCGCCTCAATCAACGCAATCGCCGCCGCCCGTATCGCCTCATCATCGCCGCTTTCCAGCGCAGCCAATCCCGCCTCAGCCAGTGGGCGCAACGCCTCCGCATCCAGCGATTTCACGCCAGTTGTCATCGTCGCCGGGTTCATCCCCCACACCACCGGGGAGTATTCCCACAACTTAATTTCCTTGATGACCCGCACCGGAGGCTCACCCTCCCCGCGCTTCTGGTACTCAAATTGCATCGCCTCATACCCGATGCTGTATTCATCCACCGCGCCAGATTTAATCAGCGCGTATGCCTCACGCCCTGCCTGCGTATCCAGCACGTATTGTGTTTTTGTCCACAGTCCGCCGTCAGCCTCCGGGTAACGTTCCAGGATTTCAGCAGGCATCTCATCCCGCCCGATCTCCCGCAGCTCCAACACCACACCCAGCACATCGCTGATCGACCACATATTATGCGAGTTCAACACACGGATTTTCCGCCCACGTTCGCTGATCGTCTTGGCATACGCCCCGTGCTGGATTACGTCGTTACCATCATCGACGATACCCGTCACGCTCACAATCGCCTCAACGATACCCACGCCCTCCGCTTCATCCATTTTCGTGATGAAGCCCGGCATCTGTTTGATTTCAAGCTCTCGTCTTTTAGGCATATAAACTCCCTTCTATCGCGCCTGAACAACGCCTAAGCGTGAAGCACGCCGCTCGCCAGGATGCCCAATTTGAGCGTAGTCGCCGCTGTCGCAATCCCCACCAGCGTCACATAATCCGTGCCCGCCAGGTCAGCCACAGGCATCACACTCCCAGCCGTATCGCTCACCATGTACGGGTCGCCCACCGTCATTGTCGCGCAGTTCAACACGCTCCCCGACCACTGAACCGTAACCGGCTGTGTCGCCGTCGGCGCACTGTTGAGAGCCATCCCCAGGCATTCCGCCTGTTCCGCGCTATCAGATACAGCCTTACGCACCCGGCGTGTCGCGCTCTCACGATACACAATCTGCCCCGCGAGAATCGCCTCACCCGCAATCTCTTCTTTGGTGGATGCGTCCGCTCCCGGTGTAACGCCAGTCCCTAAATTAATTGCTACCATCGCTCAAATCCTCCCTGACCGTTTTTTCTACCCTATGCCCCATGTCAATCCACTACAGGCAGCACCGTACACCGACAATTCCCCGCCTCACGGATCGGCGCACCCAGCGTCATATCCCCCGGCTGCATCATCTCAAACCCCCCCACCTCAAACGGCTCATCAATCCCGCGCACCTGCCCATTTGCCGCAACATGCGTCGGGCGCGTCCGCTCATCCGGCGTGGAGAGCCACTCTTTACGCTCTAGCCCCCACTCCGCATACAACGCCCTGGAACCCGCCGCCTGCAATCGCGTCGTCTCCGTCCGGGCGATGAGTTCACGCCTCCAGGGGGGCATCCGTTCTTCCAGCCATGCGAAATCTTGACCCGATAAATCGCCCGTCATCCACTGCTGAAACACCTGCCCCAATCGCTGCTCCATCTGGTAAATAGACCACCCCTCACTCTGCGCCTGACCCAGTATGCCCTGTATTGCATTGGACGTGGTTTCGTTGATCGGCTGGCTGAACACCAACGTATACTCAGCGAACCACGCCTCCCCTAGCAGGTTACGCACATCCCACGCCAGCCCCAATTCGCTCGACCAATAATCGCCCGTATCGCGCACCAAACCACTCATCACCGGCACAAACGTATTGCGCCAGCCACCCGGCGCACTCTCCGTCAAATACGCCGTAATCTCACTGCTGATAGACAACCAATCAATTGTCGCCTTGCGCCGCAACGCTTTCTCCCCCGCACCCTGCACAATCACCATAATCTCGCGCCGATCCCGCTCAAACGCAGCCTCCGCCGCCTCACCAAATCGCCCCTCCCAATTCCGGCTGATCTGGTCCTGCTTTTGCCAGATGAGGGCTTTCTGCTCATCCGTCCATCGGCTTTTCCGCTGCGGTGGGGGTAGCATCTTGGGGGATTCAACCTCCGGCTCATCAACGTTCCCCATAAGCAAAATATTCGCCGGGCGATACAACGCCGGGACCTCATTCAACGGCAGCCCTACCGTCTGCGCCGCCTGGTCAATCGGCACACCCGTACTCCACAGATTCACCGCTGCCGTCACCAGTTCCGGTATATTTTTTTGCAGCGCAGGCACTTTGCTATAATCACGCTCAACCCACACCACATCATCATTCAGATAATGCGCGTACTCCTCATCGAACAACGACAACTCGTACATCATCGTGTCCTCCCAGAAAGCACGCCGCGCCTCCTGTTTGTTGGCATACGTTGAGTTACGCATCGCTATCCGCGTATCCAGCAAAATTGCAGGCACACCGAACGGACCCAATATTCGCGCCTCCGTCCTCTCGTCGAGAACGTCAAACCCCATGTCCTTGAAGTTCATGCTCAATTGCTGGTAGCTACCCCCCTGATCCAGCACCGCCACATCAGCCCAATTGTCCACGCCACCATAACGCTCACGCCAGCGCACACGCGCCTCATCCACCTGATCCTGATCCATCAGCGTTTCAAATTTCAGCACACCAGGCGGCACAGCACCGCGCTCCATAAACAATTTCAGGAATTTCGTGATGTCATTATCAATGTCGCCTGCACTCGCCGACGCCGATAACGGCGATAGACCATAGCCCATCCCCTCAAAATCGTCATCCGGGTTCGGGAATTTGACGTGCATCACGTCTTCTTTGACCAGGGGCACGCCATTATCTTTTGTCAGCCCCATCGGAATATACAAATACCCCCGGATGTCACGCTCGCCCGGCACAATCAACACGCGGTCAGGGCGCAGCGGATACAACCCCACGATCCCACCGCCGCCGTCGCGGTCAATATACACGTAGGCGTTACCACTCAGGTTGAGGTAAACAATCAACTGCCCCTCAAACTCTAACCATGACTGATGCTCATTGGGTCTCCGCAGCAGCTCCGCCAATGGATGCCCATCGCGCACCAACTCACGTTCGTCTCGCTCCCCCGTGTATGGGCGCAGCCGGGTACGTGCCACCGCACGCACTTTGTACATAATCGCCGAATAAATCAGCGCATTCCGTTTGAACCCCTCCCGCGCATACGTCAAAAAATCTAGCAAATGCCAGACCGGAGCATCCTTCACATAATTCCACACATACGGCGCGGATTTTGTCAGCAGGCGCGGTACACCCCGCAGCCGCCCTATCGCTCGTCTCGCCCGTTGCACTATGCCCATATCACGTCCTCAATCGCGCATCATCCCTACCCTGCATACTAGCCACCATGTCAATTGATACGCCATAGAAGAATCCTTATAGTGACTCTGTTGACTTGACAGAACGCATTTACTATAATCTGAATCAGTAGAACATACGCTCGCAAAGAGTACACATGCAAATTAAAATCGTTAACGTCACGCTGAACGCCCAGCACCCCATTGACCTGGGCGCAAATCCCGGCTCATCCCTGCGCGGTGCCCTGCTGGATGCCCTGCAATATGTATCCGCAGATAACACCCTCCTCCATTGGATGCTGGATGAACACATACCACGCCCCATTGCCGTTCGCCCGCCACTCACGAACCACACTAAACAAATACAATTTACCCTCGCCATCTATGGCAATGCCGCCAATTATCTCTCAGATATTGAGCGTGCCCTGTATCATTTGCCCGTTGTTGGCATTGGGCGCAATCGTCAGCATAATCAGTTCGTCACCCACTCCATCGCAGTTGATGACTGGCACAACGTATTCCGCACGCCCTCCTACAAACGCCTGACGGTGCGTTTCGTCACCCCCGCCCGCATTATCCATAAAGGTCGTTTGTCCAAATCCCCCACGTTTCACCACTGGTTCGCCCGGCTGATCGGGCGCATCCACCGCTTAGCCAAACATTACGAGGACTCCCCGCAACACGTCCCCTTCGATTCGCTCCATGCCCAGGCGGGCAAAATCCGCTGCGTCAGCGACAAAACACACTGGGTTGATGCCGTCTCTCATTCCACCCGCGACGGCATGGCAAAACCAACAGGCGGATACATCGGCACTGCGACCTACACAGGCGATTTATTGCCTATCATGGCATGGATCGTCATGGGGCAGGCTGTGCAAATCGGTAAAAACACCAGCAAGGGCTGTGGCTGGTATACATTGGAGGCTAACACCTGATGTCTGCAACACAGGCACTCTATCAAACGCGCTTTGAACTCCCACTTATTATCCGGCAGGGACAATGTGCCATGTGCAACGGTCCCCTGCATGGCGATACCCCTGTTAAAAAAGCCATCGGCAGCACATTCACCAACCTGGATGCATTAGGCACAGGGGAGTATATCTGCACACCGTGCATGTGGTTCGCCTCCGGCAAAAATACCGAATTGCAGGCGATGCTACAGCGCGACAAGCCGCAGAAGCCCGCCAACTACACGCACATCCTGGCAAATGGCGAATGGCATATCTACAGCAAATCACACAACCACCACATCGCCGCGCATCTGCTACAGGTCATACCGGAAGTCTGCATCATTGCACAATCCGGGCAGAAACAACTTGCCTTTCGTGGGCGCGTCAACCCCCCAGGGCAGCGTGTCGGCTGGATTATGTTTGAGGAGGATCACATCTGGCTGGATAGCGTACAGTTCGCACACGTCCACAACAGCGTGTCCGCCCTCTATGCCGCCAAACATACCAAATCCGCCATACGCACCGGGCACTACAATTTCTACAGCGATACAGATTTAATCCTGTGGCGGCAGCACGAAGCCGTCATCGCCCCACTACGCGGCGCACCGCTTTTAGAACTATCAATCCATTTAGCAAAAAATGTCGAGGAGTAATTTTTATATGGACGAGGCTATTTACGAAACCTGTGTTGACCTGCTGCACCCTATTTGGCGCGGCATAGATGCAGATTTTAAATCACAATACCCAAGAATCTGGCAAATGTTCGAGGGTCGCGTTCGCATCGCCGCCAATCAAAACGGCACACTCACGCGATTTATCAGCCAGCTATGTCGCAGCATGGGCAGTCATGTAACCGGGCATGATGAACTCGCCCGCATTGAAGAAATCGTATCTCGCAACGTAGACGGTGTGCTAATGCGTGCCCTGCGCGAAGACACCCCCTATATTATTATGCTGCTGCGCCTGCGTGTGCAGCAAATCAGAGAGGAAATGGGCTATGAATAAACAATTTACCGCCACCGTTACACTCAAATCCAGCGTCGCCCACAATGGCGATACCGTCGGCATTGATGCCGTTTTCCACCGGATTAAAATGCTCGGCTCCGATGGGCAGCCGATGCAGGTGCCCACCATCACCGGCAATAGCATTCGCGGGCTGCTGCGCGATGCCTCCGCACGCTACATGCTGCATGTAATGGGCACGCCCGATGTCCCACTATCTGCATTTTATCTGCTATTCAGCGGGGGCAGCCTCACCAAAAAAGGCTCTCCCACCACAGACATTGACGCAATCCGCACCATGCGTGCGACCATCCCGCACCTTGCCCTCTTCGGTGGCGCAATCGGGCGTAATATCATGTCCGGCAGGCTCAAAATGGAGATGATGATACCCATCGCCCTGGAAACCGCTCACATCAATAACACATCACATACGCCAGATAATCTCGTATCTATGTACGATCTGATGCAAACAGAGGCATACACCCGCACCGACGATGCCAAAAATGATGACCTGGCACAATACATCGGCGCACCCCAGGCATCCGGCGATGATGCCCCTATGCAAATGCGCTATCAGGTCGAAACAATGGCGGCTGGCTCACAACTCACATGGGGCTTTGCCCTGGATTTCGCCACAGAATTAGATGAGCAATGCCTCATCGCGGCTCTGCGACAATGGGGACAGTACCCCACCATCGGCGGCAAATCTTCCGTCGGGCACGGTCACGTCAGCATTGATTTTAATAACGGCTGGCACATTAGCCAGGATCACCTCAACCTGCCCGATACCCCAGACTATGACCAACATCTGCGCGATAATGCCGATGCAATCATGGAGATGCTTTCCCATGTTTAGACCGCTCCGTATCACCGCCACCCTGGGCACACCTATCGTGGGTGATCCCTGCCTCCCGCTGGATGGTATCCTGCTGTCAGCAAGCATGGCTGCAAAATATGGGGAGTGGGGGGTCTCCCTCCCCGGCGAACTCCCACCTGTTGATTATGACGTTGTGCCCATACAACGCATCGAACACGGCGATGACTGGTTCTTTGCCTGTTCATTCGCCGCCTGGGATACACATATTGAGGGCACAGACCATTGGAACAAACGCCTGGATACCCAATACGCCGAACTCATCGCAGGTGGGCATAAGGTCAACGAAGGCTCCGGCAAATACAAAGCGTATCACTCCCGCATATTCTACCGCCACGCCCACCGCATCACCTGGGAACTCATCGGTGATCCGGATGCAATCCTCCGCCTGCTGCCACTCCGCATCGGCAAAAAAACCGCGATGGGATGGGGCAAAATTAACCGCTGGTCCATCGACCCCATTGAAGCATTCACCCTCATTACCGATGAGGGCGTCCCCACCCGCGCAGTCCCCGAATCCTACATGCGCGATTGGATTAGCACACATGGTGTGTTTAGCCTGGATACCGCCTATGCCTATCGCGCCGTCCGCCCCCCCTACTGGCACACCGACAATGTAACTATGGTTGCAATTGCAGCGGGGGTTCTGTGATGGGGCTGCGCGTTGCAATCATTGATGCCAACGAGCGTATCCAGTCAGTTGACCACTACCACGAACTAACATCTGTTGTGGGACAGTGGCTAGAGTATGAGATGCAGCAGGCAGATTATCCGCTATCCCACCCCGCCCAGGCAGATGTGATTCTGCTGGTGCATAGTGGGGAGTTAGATTACCGCCAGCACTGCCTCCGCGCTCTAAATCACTATGGCATCGCGCCCAACCCCTCTCAGCGCAAACAGTCACCCTATATCATCACCGGTGGTGCTGTGGATGCAGCCCCCGCGCTGGCACTCTCCATCGCTGATGCACTGGCAGTCGGTGAGGCGTACAACCTCATCCGGCGCATGATTGGCATGTTGCACGATAACTGCACCATCCCCGATTTACACCATTGGCTGTCAGGCTATGCTCACGCATTGACTAAAGCGCAATTTGATGCTATCCCGCGTGATCCTGCCCGCCCTTACCTATTTGCCGACACGCCGCCCCACTTAGCACAGCCAGACCCCTATGTTGATTGGGCTGGCACGCCAGGGTTTACCAGTGATGATGGTGTAACTCGTATCCAGGCGGCTAAGGGCTGCCACCTGCGCTGCCAATTTTGCGCTACAACCTATCGCCAAACATACCGCACCAATGACAACACCCCCGCACTGGTGCAGCAAATGCGCGATATTAAATCTGATGGCGGGCGCGTCTCGCTCATCACCAATGATGCCGCCGCACTCCCATTTTATGATGACATCGTCGCCGCAGGGCAGCTCTCGTTCCAATCTGTCACCGTTAAAGCGTTGCGCGATCCCCATATATTGGAGTCGGTTACAAACACCCGCATGAAATTAGTGCGCTTTGGCGTTGAGGGCATCTCCGAACGCATACGTCAGGCGTTTGGTAAACGTGTTAGCAATAATGAGCTGCTGGATATGCTGGCAAAAATGAGAGCTGCCCGACAGCATGTGCGCGTGTTTTTCATTGCAGGTGCACCATACGAAACCGCCGCAGATTGGGCGAGCTTTGCTTACCTGATGCACCAATTGCATAATCAGGCAGATTGGGGCACTGCCTGGATGAAACTAACAGCATTTAACCCCCAACCCCCAACCCCCCTGGTATATTTCGTTCCGGGCGAATCCTACTATCAACACTGGCAAAAGTTCCACGAACGTATTAGTAACCGCCAGGCACTCTACCATCTAAAATTTATCCCCCCCCGCCACCCACGCACGCGCCTAAAAGATTTGTCAGATACGTTCGGCGTTGATGGGCGTAAACTTTTGCCTGCTCCTGGGGAATTGGTGCGTGATCTAGCTCCTGATCTGCAAACAGCACAGCGGTTCACCTGGGAGATAATCCGCTGGCATTTGCCTGTAGAAAAACGCTGGAGGCTGTCACGTTCATATCAAAAACAAATGATGAACACGCCATAGAACGACACTTATAGTGCTTGACGCGCACCCTACACTGAACTAAAAACCAGGAGAACAACCAATGGCTGATCGCTACCAAACCACAATCACCGTCGGCGCAGACGGCACCGGAGAGGCGACTCTCGCCCTGCGCCATTCCATCCTGCACCTCTACCTCATCTACGATTCCCAACCCGATACCTGTGAGGTATCGCTCGCCTCCGTCCTGGATGACTCCAACGACCACACCCACATTACCATCACAGGCAACACCGACGGCGTATGGTCACCAACCACCCCCACACACGGCAGCGATGGAGCCGAACTCACCCCACGCATCCCCATCAGCGTCTACGGCGACCTCAAAATTAGCGTTGCCAGCGGCGCAGCCGGGGCAGTCACCGCCATCCTGGAGCTAATCTAACCATGCGCGATCTGCTGCACCGTCTCTATATCATCCAACTCGCCCAGGGCGATGATGCTGAACCCACCGCCCCCGCTGCCGCCATGATTATCCGTGAGGGCACCTCCCCCACAGGCAATGCCCCCTACCGCGTATCCGTCATTGATGCCAGCACCGGCACAGGCATAACCGGGGTACGCATCTATTGGGAGTACGGGGCGGATAATGCCGTTTATGATGATATCGCCGCAGGCGGAGAGGCATCGCACGTCTACGACACCGCCGCCACCTACACCATCCGCCTGGAGGCGACAAACGATGTCGGCACCACGCCCGTAACCGCCACAGTGACCGTCGGCGCGGCTAATTACACCATCCAGGATACCTGGAATTATGGCAATTTAGGCGATTTTGTCGGTGGCGCAAATGACGGCACAGCAGTCCAATATGATGATATCACCGCAAACTATGACCTGCTGATTGCCACTGCACCCGTTGGTAGTGGCGCATCATCTCCCACTAGCCGCGAACGCCTCCTCTACGAATGGCTACAGGGTAATGACCCCGCCGTTGTGTACCTGTTTTTCAAATGGCGCATGGAATCCCCCGCAACACACCTCTTCCAGGATCAGGCGACAGCCTGGAATAATGCGGATGTCCAAGCGTGGAACAACGTCCATCACACCTCAGAATGGGTTGTGGAAGATCGCCAAACTTACGGTGCAGCCCTGTTTATGTTGCAGGATGCCCAGGCAGGGGTGAACGATTGGGATAGCCCCAACGGGTTGATTATCCGTGATCCGGGCAGCGCGGAATTTTACCCCGCCATGACCGATACCCCCGCCACAGACACCAGCATGATTGTCTGGTTACGCCGTTATGCCGATTGGCGCAGCGATGCCGGGCTGACGACTCATTCAGGGGTGGGTATATTCCTGGATAATTTTGATTATCAATTCCCTGATAATATCCGAGATGCCTACACCGATACCGCCCTCACCGCCGGGGACGTGATCGGCATCACAGATGAGGCGGATTACCAATCAAAAGCGGTGGCACGGCTGGCTCATATCTACGATCACCTGTGCCGAAACGGGCGGCAGCTATGGGTGAACGCCACCAATCACAGCAGCCCCTCCGATGTGCTGGATTATGCACAGTACATTCATGGGGTCATGTACGAAAACGCCATTGGGCTATCGTCTGGATTTGCATCGCAGTCCATCGCCACCGTACACACCGCCGCTAAATCGCTCCAACAAACGCACGGTGTAACAGTGCTTTTTGTCGGGGTGTGGGATAAAACCGACACCGCCAATTTTGAGATGATTGCACGCTACACCAAAGCCTATTCCGCCCTCCTCAATTATGGGCGCGTGGCGAACCGGTTCGCCCCCGGCTACGATTACGCCAATTACTATGACTACTATACCGATTGGGCGACCATCAAACCCCTGCTCACCACCCCTGACCAGGACGCAGCCGCACGCACCGCCGCCAGCGTGGATGCCATCAGCGGCTATGCCATCGCCGCCAGTGAACCAGAGTGGACGCGCAGTTATAACTCAGGCGATTATGTGGTGAGAGTCCGTGAGGCGGTCAACAGCACCATCGAAAATCGCGCCAGTGGCATCTATGCCGACATCACCGCCATATCCCCGGATGTATATTTTACCTGCGGCGATCTTGCCGGAAGTCAACTCTCAGAG